CAAGCGGGACGGGCAGGTCTATGACGGCCAGTACGACATCCGGGAGCTGCTCGAAGGCGACGGCCGAAGCAAAGAAGCATTGCGTGAAGCATTGAAGCAGGCCGTGCGCGCGGCGGTGGAATCCGCAATCGGCAATGACCGCCGCAATTTGCGCGTTTCCGCCTTAACCACCGAGAGGGAGCGCGACAGCCTCGCCCAATTCCAGAAGTACACCGCGCGGGACAATGCGCGGGCGGCGTATCTCAGCGGCGAGTATGATGATGGTGCCAGCTATGCTTTCACCTTCCGGTGCCACTATGATCCCGAACACTGGACGGAGGATTCCCTGCTGGCCTACATCCTCGACCCGGCGCGGTATGTGGAGGCGGAAGCGGCGGCTTATCTGGACGGCCATCAAGAGGATATGCTTTCGGATTTTTTGCGGGCCGACATGGTGGCGGCGGAATATGCCGCGATACTGGAAAACCCGCAAAATCCCGTTCACAGCGTCAAGCGGATCATGCGGGCGCTGAACGCTTCTCCCGCCAAAACGGTCAATGTCACCATCCGCAAGGAGGGTAAGCAAGTATCCTTCAAAGCGGAGGCGGGGCAGTTCCGGCACGACTGCACGAGCCATTACCACCACTGGAACATCGTGGCGGCAGATCGGCGGATGCTTGAGCGCGAGTTTGGACGCAACATATATTACGGCCCGGAAGATATTCTGCGCATTGAATACGCCCGCGCGGTGATCTATCAGGCGGAGGCGGTGTAGGCAATGCTGCAAATCGGCAAATATACACCCGCTCAAAATGGGCGGGAGGCCCTGATACAACGGGAGTTTTACGGACAAGGCTACATCGTCAAGGACGAGGTTGCCTATATCGCTCACCCGGATCAAGTGTGCTATGTACCGGAATTGTCCGACGTACTTTATACTCACAATGATCTGCTTGCGCTTTGTGATGGGCAGGAGTGTTTCGCTCGCCTCTGCTTTGATTGTGTTGATTGGCAAAGCCCCGAAACATGGATTGAAGAACAGTTTGCTTACGGGGAATGGAAGGAATGCCCTACCTGTTCACGCTGGATCGGTTTTGAGCTTATGCGTGAATGCCCGCATTGCCATCACTCCTGCCGGAGGAAATGAGCAAAAGAGGCTTGTCTTTCGGGGGTGTCTCCAGTACAGTCCAGTCACTTCAAAGAAGGAGGGCATGGATATGAGAGGCAAATTTCCTATCGGACGGCTTGTAGCCACGCAGGGGGTGGCAACCCTCATGCAAGAGGAATCGGAATTCGAGCGCTTCGCCAAGGATGCCTTTCGGCGCTATCTCAACGCCGATTGGGGCGATATGTGCAAAATCGACAAGCAGCAGAACGACGATGCGCTGGTCCACAACGACAGCCGCATCTTCGCATCCTACGAAAACGCGGCACATCCCGATTGGAAGCTGTGGATCATCACCGAGTACGATCACAGCGCCACGACGCTGCTTTTCCCCAGCGAGTATTGAAGGAGGCGGACAATATGAACGGATTCCCTTCCCGCGCGGTGGTGGAGAGCCTCCGCCGCCAGTATCCGGCAGGCACGCGCGTTGCGCTTGTATCCATGAACGACCCCTACACCAAGCTCCAGCCCGGCGACGAGGGCGCGGTCATCGTGGTGGACGATATGGGCACCATCCACATCCAATGGGATAGCGGATCGACGCTGGGCGCGGTCTACGGCACGGACACCATCCGCAAGCTGTAGGCCATCGGGAACGGGCCGGAAACGGCCTGTTTTCGTCCCCTTGCCGTTGAAATTATGTTTTAAGAAAAGACCGGCTTTTCTCGCCTGTAAGCCTTGTCTTTTAGGACGATCCAGAGTAAGCTGTGCTCACAAAATGAGCGGGAGGAATCACCATGACAGGCTTTACGACATACCGGGTGATATTCACAGACGAAAAGGGCGAGGCCCATGTAGAGTTTATGGAGTTTCCCAGCCGCTACATCCAAAATATAGCCGAACGCCACTTTGCCCGGCGTATCCGCAAGGAAATAGGCGGTTGCCTGCTCCGGTGCGACGCTTGGTTTGAATAAAGAAGGCCACCATAACCACTTCAAGAGGAATCCCGGAAAACCGGGGTTCCTTTTTCTTTGCCCATTTTTGAGAAAGGAGGCTGCCTGTGCGCAATCCCTACCGCATCGTCCGCGAAGGGTACGGCGTTGCCAGTTTTGCGAGCGGCGGCGAATTCCTGTTCGATCCTTCCGATCTACCGCAGCTCGAGCGCCATACATGGCACCTCGGGAAGCGCGGCTACCCGGCCACACATATCCGGGGGAAAACAGTTGTGCTCCACCGCCTTCTATTCCCGGAAGCGGACGACATGGAAATCGACCACATCAACGGGGACAAGCTGGACAACCGCCGCACGAATCTTCGGCCCTGCACGCACCAGCAGAACGGATTCAACCAGAAGCGGCGGCATACCAACACCAGCGGCTACATCGGCGTTAGCTTTCTTCGGCGGCTCGGCTGCTTTGAGGCATATATTCACTTTCACGGGACAAAGCACCATCTCGGCCTGTATGCCGACGCCATCGCCGCCGCGCGAATACGCGACTGCGTGGCAAAACTGCTGTTCGGCGAGTTCGCACGGCTGAATTTCCCCAGGAAGGCGGGCCGTAAGCATGGCGCGCGTTAAGGGGTTCAAACCCACCCGGTTCATGCTGCCGACCTCGCATTATGATAAAGCCCGCGCGGATCATGCCGTCGCCTTCATTCAGAGCCTCAAGCACACCAAGGGCGTATGGGCTGGCCAGCCGTTTCTGCTGTTCGATTGGCAGGAGCAAATCATCCGCGATTTATACGGCGTGGTGAAGCCCAATGGCTACCGGCAGTTCAATACCGCCTTTGTTGAAATCTGCAAGAAGGCCGGAAAGAGCGAGTTGGCCGCTGCCGTCGCGCTGTATATGCTCTGTGCCGACGAGGAAGAAGGCGGTGAAATCTACGGCTGCGCCAACGACCGCGCACAGGCCAGCATCGTATTCGATGTGGCGAAGGACATGGTGCTCCAAAGCCCAGCCCTGCTCAAGCGCATCAAGATCGTGGAGAGCCAGAAGCGCCTCGTCTACCTGCCGACACGCTCCATCTATCAGGCGCTGTCCTCCGAGGTCGCCTCGAAATACGGCTACAACGTCCACGCCTGTATCTTCGATGAATTGCTGGGCCAGCCCAACCGCAAGCTGTTCGACGTCATGACGAAGGGTTCCGGCGCGGCCCGAAAGCAGCCACTCAACTTCGTCATTACTACGGCGGGCAGCGACAAGAATTCCATCTGCTACGAGGTGCATTCAAAGGCGACGGACATCCTCGAAGGCCGGAAGCACGATTCCACCTTCTATCCGGTGGTGTACAGCGCGCCAACCGAGGCCGATTGGACAGACCCGAAGGTCTGGCACAGCGTCAACCCCTCGCTGGGGAAAACGGTTGACCCGGAATTTTACCGCGCCGCCTGCGAAAGCGCCCGACAAAACCCTGCCGAGGAAATGCAGTTCCGGCAGTTCTTCCTTTGCCAATGGACGAGCAGCACCGTCCGATGGATGCCTATGGACAAATGGGACGCTTGCGCCTTCCCGGTTGACCCGGAGGGCCTGCGCGGGCGCGTCTGCTACGGCGGCCTCGACCTTTCCTCCACCACCGACATCACGGCGTTTGTGCTGGTGTTCCCGCCCGAAGATGATGAAGGAAAGTACGAAATCCTACCCTTCTTCTGGCTCCCGGAAGACAATGTGGACTTGCGCGTCCGGCGCGATCACGTTCCCTATGACATATGGGCCAAGCAGGGCCATGTGTTCACGACCGAGGGAAACGTCGTTCACTATGGATTCATTGAAGAATTCATTGAGGAATTGGGGACGAAGTACAACATCCAAGAAATCGCCTTCGACCGCTGGGGCGCTGTGCAAATGACGCAGAATCTTGAGGGGCTGGGCTTTACCGTCGTGCCCTTCGGCCAAGGATATAAAGATATGTCGCCGCCGACCAAGGAGCTGATGAAGCTGACGCTGGAGGGCAAGCTGGCCCATGGTGGCCACCCGGCGCTCCGCTGGATGGTGGACAACGTGACCATACGCACCGATCCTGCCGGGAACATCAAAGCCGATAAAGAGAAATCCACGGAAAAAATCGACGGCGCAATCGCCACCATCATGGCGCTGGATCGGGCGATCCGGCACGGCGGCGCAAGCGGTTCCGTATATGACGAGAGGGGGCTTCTATTTTTATGAGTGCATTCGGGCGGCTGTTTCGCTCGCGGGACAAGCCCAAGAATGGTCTGAATGGCAGCGGGTACTCGTTCCTGTTTGGAAGTACCGCCTCCGGCAAGGCGGTCAACGAGCGAAGCGCCATGCAAATGACCGCGGTCTATGCCTGCGTGCGGATTCTCTCTGAGGCCGTCGCGTCGCTCCCGCTGCACATGTACTGCTACAACGACACCGGAGGAAAGGAAAAAGCACTGACGCACCCGCTGTACGGCATCCTGCATGACGAGCCAAACCCGGAGATGTCGGCGTTCTCTTTCCGAGAAACCCTCATGGCGCATTTGCTTCTGTGGGGCAACGCTTACGCGCAGATTATTCGCAACGGGCGTGGCGAAGTCATTGCGCTTTATCCCCTCATGCCCGACCGCATGAGTGTGGACAGGGATTCGCGCGGGCGGCTGTTTTACGAATACACCCGCTCGGACGGGGATGCCCGAACGATGGGCGGCAAGTCCACCGTGACGCTCGCGCCCTCGGATGTATTCCACATTCCGGGCCTCGGATTTGATGGGCTGGTCGGGTATTCGCCCATTGCCATGGCAAAGAACGCCATCGGCATGGGGCTGGCCTGCGATGAATACGGCGCGTCCTTCTTTCAAAACGGCGCGCAGCCGGGCGGTGTGCTGGAGCATCCGGGCGTCGTGAAAGACCCCAAGCGCGTGCGGGAATCCTGGAACGCCATTTATCAGGGCAGCGCCAACGCCCACCGCGTCGCGGTGCTGGAGGAAGGCGTGCGCCCAGATAGGGTGCTATCGAAAGTAGAATAAATATGAATCTACCTCCTACAATCATGGGAGAGTCAACCTGCCTTATCGGAAAACGAAAGTGGACCGGGAGTGTAGCATGGCAGGAAAGCGGCAAGTTGCCCAAAGGCTATCGGGCACGACTGAACCGCAATGACAATTGGATATGAGGTTTAACCTGTATTTGGTGAACGTGAGGTCTGAGCATCCATTTCCGAGGGGAATTGGGAAATTAGCCTGTGACCCATTTCATGACCGGCCTGCGATACATGTCCTTCATCGCTGGTATGATTGCAAGCGTCATGATGCGAGCGGGAGAACCCGTGTTAAAAGACCGAAAGCGGAACCGACAATCCAAACATCAAGCGATAGCACTAACTGGGGATAACCTAAACAGAGAAGCCTTTGGGCTATGGCGTTTGCGCCTGAATACTCTGCATGGTTACGGAGCTTCCGTAGTAGTCCGGGATGGTTAATTACCATTACATGGCGAAGGGAAGCAGTTTGAATGAAACCAGAATGAAAGATGAAAGGGAGGAGAATCCTCATGAATCCGACATCTGATATTTTGGTACGGATTATCAACAGCTCGAGCAATCACCCCGATGGTGCCTTTACGAGACTGTACCGGTATCTTCTGCGAGAAGATATCTATATGACGGGCTACAAGAACCTGTATGCCAACAATGGTGCGTCCACAAAAGGTACTGACAATGACACGGCGGACGGCTTTAGTGTCGAGTACGTTCAGGCCATTATCAATGATCTGAGGAATTTGACCTATACACCCAAGCCTGTCAGACGCGTATACATTCCGAAGAAGAATGGAAAACTGCGTCCCCTTGGCGTTCCCTCTTTCCGTGACAAACTGGTGCAAGACGCGATCCGACAGATTCTGGAAGCAATCTACGAACCCATATTCAGCTACAACTCGCACGGGTTTCGGCCTAGGCGAAGCTGTCATACAGCCCTGAAACAGGTAAATCGCAGCTTCAGAGGCTCCAAGTGGTTCATAGAGGGTGACATAAAAGGTTGCTTTGACAACATAGATCACAGCACCCTTTTGGACATTCTTTCCATGAAAATCAAGGACAGCAAATTTCTCAATCTGATTGGAAAGTTCCTCAAGGCCGGTTATATGGAGAACTGGCGACTGAATGCAACCTACAGCGGCACGCCGCAGGGCGGCATTCTTTCTCCGATTCTTGCCAATATCTACCTGAATGAACTGGACAAAAAGATTGAAGCAATGCAGAAAGCATTCCGGCAAGCGCCGGAACGAGCCTACAGTTCCGCCTACTGCGAAGCCAATATGGCGTTAAGACGGCTGGAGGGTGCTCTAAGCAAAGCGGCCACGGAAAAGGAACGGAGCATAATTCTTCTGGATATCCACCGCACCAAGGTATCCCGAAGAAAGTTGCCGTACAACGACTGTACAGACAGAAAAATTTCTTATGTACGGTATGCCGATGATTTTCTCATCGGTGTCAAGGGGAACAAAGAGGACTGTATACGAATCAAGCAGGAACTCAAAGTGTTCATCTCCGACACGTTGAAGATGGAACTGAGTGATGAAAAGACCAAAATCACGCATAGTTCCGAATATGCCAGGTTCCTTGGCTATGACATTTGTATTCGCCGCAATGATGAATGCAAGAGAAAAAGCAATGGAACCGTTCAGCGTACGCTCAACAATTCAGTAGAACTGTTAGTTCCGCTGAAGGACAAGATTGAACCCTTCCTGTTTACAAGGGGTATTGCACGCACCGATGCAGAAGGAAAACTTGAATCCTCTGCCAGAGAAGCCATGGTTGGTCTTAGCGATTTGGAGATATTGGATACCTACAATGCGCAGACGCGGGGAATATGCAACTATTATGGTTTGGCAAGCAATTTTGCTAAACTGACGTATTTCGTCTATCTGATGGAATACAGCTGCCTGAAAACCCTAGCGATGAAGCACAAGTCACATATCTCCAAAATCAAGCAGAAATATCATTTCGGAAAAAGCTGGGGAATCCCCTATGAAACGAAAACGGGTACTCGTCGTATGATGATTATCAAGTTTTCGGATATGGGAAAAACGCTGGCATTTGACGACGGCGATGAGCTTTACCAACCCGGGCATATTCACTACTCAAACGTGAATTCTCTGGAAGCAAGGCTTCGTGGGAAATGCTGCGAACTTTGCGGAAAAAACGAGGGCAAGTTCGAAATTCATCATGTGCACAGGTTGAAAGATCTGACGGGTAAAGAACAATGGGAACGGGCTATGATCGCGCGTAGGCGCAAAACCCTTGTTCTCTGCGAGGAATGCCATGTCAAGGTTCATAAACCTGACCGAGTTGTGAAAACCCGTCATTAATTCAAATGGAGAGCCGGATACATCGAGAGGTGTAAGTCCGGTTCGGGGAGGGGTTGGAGTAAACCTGCGGTAGAAATCCCGCAAGGCGACTCCTTCCTACTCTACATGTCCTATAAGCCCATCTCCATCTCCCCGGAGCAGGCGCAATTCCTCCAGACCCGAAAATTTCAGATCGAGGAAATCGCACGCATCTTCCGGGTGCCGCCCCATATGGTGGGCGACCTCGATAAATCCTCGTTCAGCAACATCGAGCAGCAATCCTTGGAATTCGTGAAATACTCGCTCTCCCCGTGGATCAGCCGCTGGGAACAATCCATCCACCGGGCGCTGCTTTTGCCCAATGAAAAGCAGCGCTTTTTTGTGCGCTTCAATGTGGAGGGCCTGCTGCGCGGCGACTACAAGAGCCGCATGGACGGCTATGCCGTCGCCCGGCAGAACGGCTGGATGAACGCCAACGACATCCGGGAGCTTGAGAACCTTGACCGCATCCCCGCCGAGGATGGCGGCGATTTGTATCTGATCAACGGAAATATGACCAAGCTGGCGGACGCGGGCCTGTTCGCCGCGAACCAGCCTAAAAAGGAGGACACAGGCCAGTGAAACATTTTTGGAGATGGGTGCGGGACGAAACCGCGCCGG